TCCTGCTGGTCGGAGCTCTGCGAGATATACGGCATCCCGCCCCGGTTTATGAAGACTGACACGCAGGACCCCGCCATGCTCGACCGCGCCGAGGCCATGCTGCGCGACATGGGGGCGGCGGCCTACTTCATCATCGACCGCACGGAGGAGTTCCAGTTCGCAAAGGGAGCCGACACCAACGGCGATGTCTACAACAACCTGATCGCCCTGTGCAAGGAGGCGGTCTCGGTGCTGGTGAACGGAGCCGTGATCGGACAGGACACCGTGAACGGCAACCGCTCCAAAGAGGAGAGCAGCATCCGGCTGTTCGAGAAGCTGGTGATGGCGGACCGTAAGATGCTGGCGGGATATTGGAACTCCACGGTGATCCCCGCCCTGGTGTACATAGGCATTCTGCCCGAGGGAAGCGTGTTCTCCTGGCAACAGGAGGAGGACATCGAAAAACTGTGGGCGATGGTCGTGCAGCTCCTTCAGTTCAAGGACGTGCCGAACGACTGGATCGAGGAGAAGTTCGGCATCGTCTGCACCGATAAGGCCTTCACCGTGCCGGGACAGCTGTCGGAAACGTTGTCCGTGCCGCAGCCCCGGGAAGTCGATTTTTTCGCAACCGCCCCCTGATCGCGTACAGGGGGCTGCACGAAAGACTGGCGGCGGTCTACGGACTGGGTGATCCGGTGACGCTGGCAGCGGATGGCGGCAAAGGCAAAAAGCCTGTCGTGCGTCTGTCGACATTCCGCAATGCCGCAAAGCACCTGCAGAAGGCCGGGGACTTCCGCCCCGACATGCTCGAGGATCAGCCGATCCGGACGCTGATCGACGAAATAACCGACGCCCTGATGGAAGGGGTCAACATCGGACTGAAGGATGCTGAAATTCCGGCGGAAATGGCCGACAAGCTCGGGCGCGACGTGTTCGTGTTTTCGGGCTGCAAGACCTATCACGAACTGCGTGAGGCCTCGCAGCTCCTGCGCGATGATCGGGGACGGGTCAAACCGTTCGGAAAGTTTTTCGAGGAGGTCCGACAGATACACCCCGAGTACAACGAACGCTATCTGGAGGCAGAACATCAGTTTGCCGTACACTCCGCACAGGCGGCGGCGCAATGGGCCGAAATCGAGCGAGACGGGAATGATTACGATCTGCAATACCGCACGGCCAACGACGGCAAAGTACGGCCCGCGCATGCGAAACTCGAAGGACTGACCCGTCCGCAGGACGATCCGTGCTGGTCGGAGATCATGCCGCCGAACGGATGGAAATGTCGGTGCAGGGTCGTGCAGGTTCGTAAGGGCAAATACGATTACACCGATTGGAACGAGGTTCCGCAGCTTGTACGCGAAGCTACCACAGACCTCGACAGCCACGGACGTAACCGCGCCGAAATGTTCCGGTTCAACCCCGGTATGGATAAAGTGATATTCCCGAAACATCACCCATACTACAACCTCTCGATTAAGGCGAAAGAGGCCGTTGAAAGGCTTGCAGACAACCGCTTCGTCAGTGCAAAAACAAAGGATCAGGTGTTGGAACGGCTGAAAAAGGCCGGCATTCGTAATGCCGATATTTCAGAAGCATCCATCGAACAGGCGAATGTCCTCCTTGAAGCAATCGAAGATGTCGGGAAAAATGGTCGCCTCAAACTCAATGAATTGATACTTGGGTATAATGTGGGCGCGGGTAGCACCAAAATTAAGCAGAGGATCGGAGGCCATTACAATGACGGCAGAAAGCAGATATACATCAATCTCGAATGCTTCAAAAACAGTGTTTATAAAAAGCCGATACCGTTCAAGGAAGGCATAGCCATCCGCGAAAACAAGATCGAGCAGGCACAGAAGTCGATCGAGCAGTATCGTGAAAAGCTCGGGAAGAATACGAGACTTGATAAAGAATTGAAGGCGTATATCAAGAAGGAACAAAGTAATATCTCGGATTGGACTTATCAGATCGAGAGGATCAACGACAAAATCAAACGGGGCGAACAGCCAATACCTGATGTTGTCACGTGCCTATTTGAGGATGTGAAATCACAAGTACAATGTGCGGTATACCATGAACTTGGGCACTACATCCACCATCATTCCGATGCGCCGGAATACTTCAAGGAGAAGAAGCCCATCAGTGTCTATGGGGAGACTACATCAGGTGAATATTTCGCAGAATGGTTCGCATCCTACAAAATGAACGGAAAGGACGGCGTGCCGGACGAATTACTTACAATATTTGAAAAATGGGACTAAAATTGGTGTTGACGTGCCTGCTATGCAAGCACTATGACGGTTACAAGTTCTGCGAGGCATTTCCTCGCGGCATCCCCGATGAGATTTTCTCCGGAGGACGGCCGCACGACAAGCCGCTATCACGGCAGAAGAACGACGTTGTATTTGAACCGAAAAAAAATGCGTGACCTCAAGCGAAAAATCCTGACCGATCTGAAGGTCGAACTGCTCGACGAGTTCGACCGCAACTTCGAACGGCGGGCATTCTTTGACCGCCCCTGGCCGGATCGGTCCTATCCCGGCGAACGCGGATCGCTCCTGCAGGTGACGGGACGCGGACGGCGCAGTTTTCGGGGGACCATCCGGCAGAACGGCGTCGAGTTCTCGACCGATACGCCCTACATGGGGCTGCACAACCGGGGCGGAAAGATCAAGATCACACCCCGGATGCGAAAATTCTTTTGGGCCATGTACTACCAAAACGCCGGAGGCATTACCACCTCTGCCAAGAAACGACAGGCCAGCAACACCCAGCGTAATCGAATGCTGTCAGCGAAGGCGCAGTACTGGCGCAACATGGCGCTGACCAAGAAGGACACGATCACGATTCCCCAGCGCCAGGTGATCGGCGATCATCCCCGTGTCCGGCAGGTGGCACGGGAGGTCATACACCAAAACCTGCAGAGCGCTTTCCGGGAACTCGCAAAAGTCCTGCAACCTCGGTAAAACACCGTTTAAACGTCTTTAAAATGATTGAAAATGCAATGATCGCAGTCCAGGACCGACTGCTGGAACTGCTCCCCGAGAAGATCGCCTATTTGGCCGAGGATTGGGGACAGCTGGATTTCTACAACGAGCGGCCGCCCGTCAATTTCCCGTGCGTATTGATCGACATCGCCGAGGCCGAGTTCTCGGACTGCACGCGAAAGGTGCAACTGGGCGAGGCGATCCTGACCGTACGGGTGGCGCACTTCGATCCCGTAAACATTTCAGCCCTCGCGCCGAATCGTAACAAAGCATTCCGCATGTTCGTCCTGCTGCGGTTGATCTACACCCAGCTGCAGGGACTCTCCGGGGAGGAGTTTTCGGGCCTTACGCGCACATCGTTGCGGCGGGTGAAACGTGAAGATGCGATCCGGGAATACGTCATGCAGTTCCGGTTCGGCGGGACGGACAACGCAGCCTATAAGCCGCGAAAAAAGGCCGAAGGCGTCCAGATCGACATCACCACGGAACGCTCGTAACGAAACAGCCCGGCAATTTGCCGGGCTGTTTTGCATAAGATTGCTTTTTTTACTATTTTTGAAACAAAACAAGCGTATATGTCCAACTGGAGCAAAATTTGGAAAATCTTGACAACTCCTGTCAACACCCCTAAACCGAAAGAGCATACTCCGACTTCGATAACCCCTGCAGTTCAATGTAATCCGAGCAGTTCCCGGGATCATTGGCTGACCGTACACGTTGCACTTGCCTCTATGCGCGAGTTTCAAGAGTGTAATTCGGACCACACACTACTCAAGAAAGCGGAAAATCTTCGTAATATCATTGAAGAACTCAAAGGGCTATCCGGACAGTCCAACTATTCTGCAATTCTAAAAAAAGGGATCAACGAATTTGAGACGAATTGGCGGACAACCATCACCCCGCAGGAATTTGAACACCTTGAACACCCTGATAAAATGGATATTGACGAGATGATCCGTGAGAAATACTGTTCTCTCGCCTCAAACTACCGCCGCTACTGGGAAAGTGCCATCGCTCAACTGGTGCGGAAATCAGCTATCCTAAAGCGACGGCAATACTTAATAGAAGACATTGATCGTTTCATTGACGGTTTGCCAATAAAGTATCCGGAGGTTGTGAGTGAATTGGAAAAATACAAGGCTTTCAACCTGAAGCAGATCGAAAGCCCTGAATAAAATCAATCGAACAGAGTTGGTTGTCGGATGTCCTGCTGCGTGCGTTCGCGTTCTTTGCGGAGCCAGGACAAATAGGCAGCATATTCGACATGAAACTGGTCGTAGATGTACTTTTTCCACACCCATTTCAGACACCTATCCTGCCGCCCGGGTTCATAGTACTGCTTCGTGATCCGCACCGCATGCTCACGTTTTCGGATGTGATTTTTGTTGTTGTATGCCATTTTCCGCAATTATTGACTATCTTTGTAGCAGGTCGGCCTTGTGATAGCAATATTGCAGGGCTTTTTTATGTCAGTTCACCACGGTCGGACCGCCTCCCGGAATGATGTAGATCGGCGTCACCTGAACCGAAGGCCGTGAGGTCGTGGCGGGTTTCTTGTCTCCGATGGCCCGCAGTTTGCGCACCAGCGCTTGCAGTTCCTGTGCATCGAGCATATAGAGCAGACGCCCGCATATCCGCCGCTGCAGCAGGAAACGGTTCACCTTCGTCCAGTCCTCGGGCGAAGCGTACATCCCGAGTTTTGTCAGGTGTGCCAGGACCTGCGACCGGAGACGCCGGATCGCGTCAGTGGCCGGGGTCGTCTTGGCCCGGTGGGCAAACTCCATATATGCCTGCAGGGCGACGATCTCATCGTCGGTAAGTTCGTCATAGCTGCGGGCATCCCACAACGCCAGGATGTCCTCCCGATTGGGGATCAGGCGGCAGGCCGACATCAGGGTATTGATCCGGCGAACCTTTGCGCCGCGTTCGAATTCGGTCATTTTGTTACAATATTTAATTTAATCATGTTGCTCCCGG